ACCGGGACATTAGCGCCAGAAACATGGATTTCCTCCGCGAACCGGTGGCCCCGGACCAGACGCGAGGGCTCCCAGCGTTTACAAGCGCAATCCTCGACCTGCGCGACCTGATGACGATGCAGGATTACGTGCGGCAGGCCGCAAAACTGGCGGCGGCGATTGGGCTCATCGAACACAACGAACTCGGCGTGGCAGACATGAGCGATCCGGTGATGCAGTTGCAGCGGCCGGGCCCAACGCAACAGGGGCTGGTCGGCGAGGAAATTTTCGGGGGCACCGTGCGTTATTTCCGCGCCAACAGCGGCGCAAAGCTGGAACAGTTAAAGAGCGAAGTGCCTTCCGAGGCTACAAACAGCCTGATGGAACGACTCCTACGCAACGCCCTGCACGGTGCCGGCCTGCCGTACGAGTTTTTCTGGGACGCATCAAAACTTGGGGGCGCCAGCGTCCGCGCGATGGTCGCAAAAGTTAACCGCACTGTATCGGATCGGCAGGACCTCCTACGTCCCGCAGCGCGCCGGCGAGTCGGCTACGCGGTCAGCAAAGCGATCAAGCTGGGCATCCTGCCACCTTATCGAGGGACGGACCTCGGGGGCAGCCTCAAATGGGGGTTCACCACGCCCCCAACGGTGACCGTCGATGCAGGCTATGCCAACGCAGACGCCCGGGAGGCGTACAAACTCGGCATGCGCACGCTTACTGAGATTCTTGCCGAGGGCGGCCGCACGTTGGGGGATCACCTTGACGAACGTGAACGCGAGGAAATTGAAATCCGCACGCGCATGGAGCGCAGCGGGCTGCCGGAGTCGGCGTTCCGCGTGATTCCCGGCGTTCCGATGGCCGCAGCGCCCGCCCCAGCACCGACCGAGACTCCCGCACTATGAGGTTCCAACGCGTTTTTGAGCAGGTTTTCTTCCGCCCGTGGTTTATCACCGCCGAGGGGCACGCCGCGGTGGCGCGCGTGGTAAAAAATGCAATGGTGCGTGCTGACCACATGCCCGGCGCGGAAATGTTTGCCAACCCTCGAGAGGAGATGGAAATCCTGCCGTCGGGGATCGCGAAAATCCACGTGTGCGGCGTGCTTGGCAAAGGGCTGTCACAGATTGAAAAAAGCTGCGGGAACAGCGATTACGAGGACATCGCTGACGAGATCGAAAGCGCAGTCGAAGAGGGTGCCCGCGGAATTTTTTTAGAAATTTCCTCCCCAGGCGGAACTGTGGTCGGCAACGCAGAAATCGCCGAAGCCGTGCAGGCGTGCCCAATCCCGGTCCTTGCGTTTTCGGACGACCTCGCGTGCAGCGCGGCGTACAACATCGCCGTGAGCGCCGACTGGGCTTTTGGCACGCCGTCATCCACGTGGGGCAGCATTGGCACCATCATTCCGTGGATCGACCAGTCGGCCATGTGGGCCGCGGAGGGCATGGACTGGCAGCCGATTACAAACGTTGAGGGGGACCTTAAGGCGGCCATGCACGGGCCATCCTTGACGCCGGACCAACGCGCTTCGCTTGAGCAGTACGTGCAGGATGCGTTTGAGCAGTTTCGCGGAAACGTGTTGCGACGCCGGCTGGTAAGCGCGGATGCAATGCGCGGGCAGGCGTTTCTAGCGCCCCGGGCGCTGGCGAACAACCTCATCGACAAAATCGCGTTGGAAGATGAGGCAATGGCGTTTCTTGAAACGCAGCTTAGTTGACAGCCTGAAAAGGGCATCATGATTGAAGGCCCGAAGACGATCACCGAGGCGCTGACGGCGCTCCGGTCTGCGCAGGAAGAAAATGCCCGCCTTGCCGCGGACTTGACCGCAGCGACCGCGCTGTTGAACGAGCAAATCGGCCGCGTTGAAAACATCGAAGCGCAACGCGTCGAGCTGCTGGACGCCGTCACGGCTCTTGAAGCACGCAACGCCGAATTGAACCAGGCTGCACAGGCTGCCGAAATGCGCGTGACCGAGGCGATGGCAGCGATCGGCGTGCCGCCTGTCGCCGTTGCTTCCGAGCCGGTGCAGCAACGCACACAAAAAGAACTTTGGGCCGAGTACAACGCTTTGCCCGTTGAAGCGCGCAACGCTTTTTACCTTAAGCACCGCGACACACTCCGCAACTAACACCCACTAAACCAATACCATGGCCACCAATACCATCGCCGGAGTAAACCTCGCGGCTATCGCTCAAGAAAGCCTCCCCTACGCGTCCAGCGTCTTTGCTCCCCTCGCGGCGTTCACGACAGATTTTTCTGCGGACATCGCTGCAAACGGCGCATCCGTGACGACCCGCATTCCAACCCGCCCTACGGCGGTTGACCTTTCGAGCGGGTACACGCAGCAGGACACGGCAATGACCGCTAAGACCATCACCCTTAACCAATTCCCGGGTTTTGTGTGGGGCTTTAACGACCTTGAGCGTTCCAAAAGCGCAATCAACCTCAACGACTTGTTTATCCGGCCCGCGCTGGAAGCTGTTGGGCAGGCGGTATTTGATTACATCTGGAACCTTGTCGTCGTTGGAAATTTTGCCACATCGACAACGATCACCGCGGCAAACTTTGATCGCGACGACCTTGCGGACATTGCTGCCACGTTGACCGCCACCAAAAAGGCGCCCAAATCCGGCCGCAGTTTGCTCGTCAACCCGACCTACTACGCGTCGCTAGTCAAAACCCTAAACAGCGCGGAAATCCCCGGCATCACGGCCCAAAAAACCGAAGGCGTCGTTCCTCGCGTTGCCGGGTTTGACGTCTACGAGACGGACCTCGCCGACGCGAACGCCGCGAACCTGCAGGGGTTTGCCGCTCACAAGTCTTCGCTGATCGTTGCGGCGCGCAGCGTCGACAGCACCGGGTTTGCCGAGTCCGGCGGTGAGATTGCCGACGTGGTTGTCCCCGGCCTCAACCTGCCGCTTCAATGGAGGCGTTGGTACAACCAGGACGAAGGCGTCCTCAAGTACTCCCTCAGCGTCCTTTACGGGGCTTCCGCTGGCACCGACACCGGCGTCCGCATTGTCAGCGCCTAGTTGTTTGTTGATGTGTTTCACCGCCGAGGGCCTCAAATCCTCGGCGGTGTTTTTTTGATGCAACACGGCGCGCTTGTCGTAAGTTCCGATTGAAATGACTAAAATTGCAATCGTAACGCACCGGACGGGCCTGCGGCCTGATGTTGTTTTTCACGGGACGCCGGATGAAGCTGTGCGCTTTTACAAAGATTTTTCGACTCCCGGCGAAGTGTGTTTGTTCGTTTGCCGGTCTGCCGAGCGGACAAAAAAGCTAAAAGCCGCAGAACCAGACGCAGAAGCAACGGCGCCCCGGGCGCGCAAACGAGTGCTCTGATGGGATTTCACGAAATCAACGCCCGCGCTGTTACGGACGCGATCGCCTACATGGGCCAATCGTTTACTTTCCGCGGCACCGTTTATCGTGCGATCATCAACGAATTGGAAACTGACCCGGACCTCGACATCGGCGGCAACCGAGCAAACTACGTGATGGCGGTTTACGTCCGCAAAACGGGGTTTCCGGCGCCAAGCGTTGGCGAGCTGGTGACGGTTAACGGCACCGCGCTACGCATCGCGACGATCCAGTCGGATGTGATCTCCTACACGTTAAACCTGGAACACCCAACGCAATGATCGACCAGTTTTTGGTGACGGCAATCGGCGACGCGTTGGCGACCGAGTTTCCGGCGATGTACATCGGCCGACAGCACACGGCGGATGAAATGCAGCTACCCGCGATCTTGCTAAAAATTGAGGCTGAAAGCGTGCTTGGGAGCCCGTTGTACCGGGGGACACTCGAGGTTGCGCTAGTTGCCGCCAGCAGCGACACAACGACCGCGCAGCAGGCCGCGTGGGCTCAAGAGATCGACACGGTGATCCGCGAGTTGGAAATCTCAACGGCCACGGTTGCGCTTTTTGGCGTTGTTGCGACCAGCACGCAGCCAAGCGTCAACAACAACCAATTCGTGACGACGATGAACTACACCGTCGGCTTCGGGCCGCCGGCTTGACAAACCGCAAAAAACGTATGCCTGCAACATTTGGAGTTACCGACACTTTTAGCGGCACGGCCCCATCCGGTGGCTGGATGCAGGAATCTTCCGAAGAGCAAAGCGTTGAAGTCGCGACGATCAAAAACGAAGTTGGAGCAACTGTTGTTGCGCAGCCGAAAGGCGTGGTAACCACGCGTGTCACAATCCGCAGCAAGGGCGACGTTTCCATTGGATCGACGCCGAGCATCGGCTCTTTTTCCGGGTTCAAGGTGACCAGCGCAAAAATTTCCGAATCAAACGACGATTTCCGGACGGCGGAAATCACCGCGACCAAGTACGAATAAAGAGGACCACATCATGCCAAGCGCAAACGGTTTTGGAATCTCAGCCCTGACGGGGACGCTTATTGAGTCCGTTGAAATTTCGTACGAGTCGGAAGAAAAGATGCTCATGGACCGACTCGGTGAGTTTTCCGAAGCGCGGTTGATCGACACGACAACGACTTTCACGGTCCGCGGTTCTGGAGAGCCCACCGTCACAATTGGCGGCACATCTGGCGCTCCGACTGGAGCTGAGGGAAAAATTGTTATCACCAGTGTGAAACGGACGCAGGTGAATGACGACTTTGAAAAGTTCGAGTACTCCGGCACCGCATACCCGAGCGCAGACTAACGCACACGCCCGCGGCGGGCAGAGCCGACAAAATTTGAAATGAGACCAGGGCAAACAATTGAGTTTTTGCGCGACAACGAAAACCCGTTGCAGTCGCGCAACACACGCACCGTAGCCGCGGCCATTAGCTGCGGCTGTAAACCGGCGGAAAAGGCCTACAGCTACACCGTCGAAGAAACGAGAAACGGGCTGCAACGCACCGTCACGTGGGTCATGGATGGCGACGCCAAAGCTGTTTTTGAACCGGCGTTTGAACGCGAGGAACTGACTTTTTCCGAGGTGGCAAAACGCTTTGCCGACAAGGCCTGGTGCGAAGCAAACGCCAACCATCCGATCGCCTACCTGCGCGCGTTTTCGGACAACCTGGCGCAGCTAACCGCGTTTGTGAAGGAGCATAAACCAAGCGTCCTAATTCGCCGCGGAAACCGAGTGGCGACAATCGCGGCAAACGCGAGCGATGAAATGAAAGCGAAAATCTTGGCGATGTTATGAGCACCGACGACGCATTTTTTGACGGGCCGGTGGATGTTGGAAATCTAAAGCTGCGGCCGTTTTCTATTGGGAGCATGACCGCATGCCGGAAGCTGGGCTTAAGCCTTTTCTTGGGGCTTGGGGACGCGTTAACAGCCGAGGAAATGCAGCGCCAGGTGGTGGCGTTTGCGTGGATCCAGAGTGCCCCACTGGCAACGGTCCAGCGCGCACTTCGCGAGGGCACCGCTAACGAATACATCGCGCGGTTCGAATTTGAGGTTATGCCGGGCGACCTCAAAGCATTAGAGCGCGAGATCAACCGCATCTCCCAACTGACCGAAGCCGCGGCCATCGACACCGTCTCGCGTGAAACAACACCAGACCCTGCCGAGCCGGGGGAATCCTAGCGCCCAACTGGACCGCGAGCATGGTGTTTGCGGTGAGTTCGAATACCGGTTGGGCAGAATCGTTTATCATGTGGGACCTGCCACTTTCGCGCGCACTGCAGTACTGGCACGCTTGGCTCTACTCGCAAGGCGTTTGGACCGTCGCAAAACGCCCGCCGGCCGCTGCAGAGTTTGACGCGGTGCAGGCTCGGATTGCCGCGCTTGACGCAGAGGGAGAAGTATGAGCGAAACCGTGAGCTTTAAAATGGACACGCGCATGATGTGGCGTGCCATTGACGAGCATCACCGCACTTTTCGCCGCTCGTATGAACACCTTTTTATGGTCGCGGCAAAAGGTGTTGCTGCAAAAGCTGTGCGACTGACCCCGCCTTTTAAATGGCAGCGCAATAGTGGAAACACTGAGTCAGACAGAAACGCGCGCCAGCGAGGCATCAGCAGCGTCGAAGTGGGTATTTTGAAACTGTTTACAACAGACGCTTCAGTTGCTCTAGAAAACGGTTTGGCGCAAAAACCGACAAAAACAATCATCCAAGCGAATTCTGCGATGTCGTTAATGGCGTCGTACCACAAAGAAAAACGCAACCCTTCCGGGCGTGTTCCGAAGTCGCACAAGCCGACAAAAGTCGTGACGCGGCAGGCGTTAAAAAAATACCTATCGACTACAAAAAAACGTGTGGGCTACTTAGCAAGCGGGTGGGTCCAAGGCGCGCAGACCGTGCAGGCGTCTGTCCCGTCGTGGGTCAAAAAACATGCGGGGCCCGGAAGCGCAGTTTTGCAGGTCACGGCAACCCGGCTTTATTTTCGGATGACGAATGCCGTGGGGTTTCCGACCAAGGACATGTTGATGGCGAGCCGGATCCCTGTCGCGGTGCGGCTTCAAGCGGCGGCAATGCTGCGGCAGATAGTTTTTAAGACCAAGAAAAAGGTGGCCCTATGAGCGCAACAGCAGTCCTCGATTTAAAAGTCGGCGGGTTCACCGCGGGCTTAAATGCGGTCAACAAAGGCCTGAAAGCAATCGGTTCGACCGCAGCGCAAACGGGCAGCCTGATGGGCTCCGCGCTAAGTAAAGGCATCAGCGGTATCGCTGGGCTTGTCAAAGGGCTGTCTGTGGCAGGCGTTGGCGCGTTTGCTGGACTCGGCGCGGGAATTTACGAAGCGATGAACCAGGGCGGCGAGCTGGTCGACCTCCAGGAACAGACGGGAGTCAGCATCGAAAAACTGATGCAGTTGCGCGTCGCATTTGAGCAGGCCGGGCTTGGTGCAGATGAAGTGCAACCGACGATTGCCAAGCTGCAAAAAACCATTGTGGGCGCGCAGACTGGTAGCGAAGCGGCGCAAAAGGCTTTTGAGGCGTTGGGGCTGTCTGCGGATGATTTGGCGGAGACGACCGCAGATGAACAATTGCGGCTTGTCGGAGAGAGCATTGCCAACATCGAAAACCCGGCGCTTAAATCCGCGGTGGCGATGGAAGTGTTCGGAAAAAGCGGCGGGCGGATGCTTGCGTTTTTTGCGGCCGGCGGACTCGATGAGGCGGCCGCGGCTATTGGCCGCCAGAGCGAGCTGATGGCCAAGTACGCGGACACGTTCGACACGATCACTGATTCGTTTGGGCTTTATCACACAAAACTGCGCGGGTTCTTTACCGGGATGGCCGCAGAACTGGCGCCGATTTTAAAAATGGCAGCAGACTGGTTTAAGACCGTGGACATCACCGCGATTGGCGAAAACGTTGGAAACGTGATTGCGTCGATTTACGGCACCATTCAAAAAGGCAATCTTGGCGAGTTGATCAGCACCGCGTTAAAAATTGGGTTTGGCGACGGGATTAACTATTTTTGGGCCGGAGTAAAAGCCGTCGGAGCTGCAATTGCGGAACTGTTTCGCGGGTCCTTTGGAGGCATCACAGACTATTTCAAAGGATTTGGCACTGTGTTGTTAGGGGTCGGTAAACAGTTTGTTTCCTTAATTTTAGACGGAATTGGAACGATGCTTGTCAAACTTCGCGACTTGCCAGGAATTGGCGAAAAATTAGTCCAAGCCGGTTCTGAACTTCAGACCTCTGCATTTCGGATGAGCACTGCCGGCAGTTTAGACATGGTCAAAGGTGCAGATGAAATGACCGCTGCGTTGCCAACGCTTGACCAAGCCGGGCAACGACTTGTCGCTAGTGGGAAAGCGTTTGCCGCGGAGTTTAAAAAAGCGGGCCAAACGCCAGTGATTGACCTTGTCGCGGAAAAAGAAAAGTTGCGCACGTTAATGGATGAAGGCCGCACCGAGGCCGAGCGCATGCAGGCGGAGTTAGGCGCAAAACCGCGCGCGCCGGAAAAGCCTGTTTTGGAACGGGACATCCTCGACGTGCTCAACACAAAAGCGCCGCCTGCACCATCCCGCGCGTCGCAGGTGTTCGGGATGTTTGGAAGCGTCGGTGGCGGCGTTGTGCGCGGGTCGTTTCAGACACTGGACCCGATGGTGGCGCAGCAAAAGTTCACAAACGCCTTGCTGAAGCAAGTCGTTGATAACACCAACAAAGGAGCAACCATTGCCGCCCCGGCTTACCAGAATTAAATATGGGCACGCTGATTTCAGAGGAGACTATCTACAACACGGAGGCGGCGACAAAAACGCTTCGCTTTACGTACCAGAGTTTGGAAAGTTTTGGCACTGAAGTGGATGGGATGGCTAACCAGACCTATAAAATCTCAAACGGCGTCTATGAGTATTCGGGGGAGCAAGTTTATTTCTGGAACAACTCAGGCGGAGGCCCCGGCGGCGGAGGGGGCACCGGCGAAACGCAATTGTCTGTAAGCGGAGCGGCAACGGTGGATCCGATTGAAACTCATCCAGCGTTTAATGACATCCCGGGAGGCAATGACGCGTGGGACGCGTGGAATAGGTGGAAGGCAAACCCGCAGGACCCCAAAAACAAAAACCTCACCGTGTCTGGTTTTACGGTTCTTAACGACGACCTCGGGTATTTTGACCCGAGCAAATACGACGCAAGCACAGTTTTTGGAACACTGTTTAAGCTCTACAGCCGAGGCACTAAAGAGTACTACGCGCCCAAAGTGGTGGTGCGCTTAACGCGGTTTGAAAACGCGGCGCCTCCGCTGGAGCTTGTTGGAAAAATCAACTCGCCTCCAATCGACCCGGGCGGGATGGCAAACTACCTACTCAACAATGCCGAGGGCCGATATACGCCCTCAACAGGGCTTTGGGAGAATACATACGAGTGGATTGGCAGCCGCGTAGGGTGGGACACGGGGCTTTACGGAGGGACTTAACATGTTGCCTACAATTTCAGTTGGTGACCCCATCCGCGCGGTCCACCTTCAGCAAATCATCGCCGAGATCCGGCAAAACGCTGTGCGGCCTGGAGTCGGGCTGCGGATGACCCAATCGAGCAACGGCACGATGCTCAGTGTCGACGAAACAGGGCGGCGCGGTGGCGGCGGCGGTGGAGAGGCAAGCGAGGAACTCAAATACACGCCTTTTCGTGTTGTGATTGGCTACCCAGAGGATCCGGCGTTCCCGGTTGTTCGGGTGCAGGGCGAGTCCTATTTTTGCTCCATCGAAACCGGAGAGTTGATCACGATTGGCGGCGATTTGCCGCTTGGCGCAATTCTTGGCAGCGCGCAGGACAACGCAGACGACCCCGGGCAGTTTTCGCTCCCGGAAATTGGCGAATCAATCTGGCTTGAGTGCGACGTTGACGGGCTGACGATTGCCAGCGCAACGCTCAAAGAAGGTGACCCAACAGCCGAGGGGTGGACAAACTACCCGGATCCCATTGAAACGGCCGGGAATGACCCTTTTACGGTCACCAAAAGCCGGGTGCTGATTGCACACGTAGTGGACGGAGAGGACCCGAGGCACGGGGACACGTACAGCGTTGGCACCGGAGAGACTCCCGAAAAACGAAAAGTGCTGCAGCAACTGCGGACGAACGTGGGCGCGCAGGTGCTTATGATGCGAGGCATCGCGGCGCCGGTGATCGTCCCCTGGCACGGGCCATTTATTATCGCATGACCGGCGGCGCTCCTTACCCGATACCGCTGCAGCAGCTCGCACCGAGAACCCCGACAGTCGGCGGGTTTGAAAACTCGGTGAACCCGATTGCGCGCGTTACCGTGCCGATGGCGCAGGCGGGTTGGCTCTACCACGCTGTCGAACAGTGGGAGCGGACGATTGAGTTCACTCCCATCGCTTCAATTGGAAATCTGACGAGCATTGACTATTCACTGCAGCCCGATTGGGAGGGGGACAAGTTTGTCCGGCGGGACACAATTACCGCGGATCCTCCGTTGCCGACTCTGGGTGTTAACAACAACACGATGCCGGACGACTCCCTGCGGGCGTTTGTACGTGGGTATCAATTGGGTGATGAACTGGGCGATTCAATCGCAGGCGAATGGATGGGCGTCGGGTTAGGTTCCGGGCCTGTGTACAGTTTTTTCGCGCATTCGTGGGACCCGCGGATGTCCGTCACGGATAAAGCGATGCGCTACGATGCGCCGGAGGATTATGAGGCTGCAAAAGCAGAGCTCTCCACGGTCATCACTGACATGTTTTCGGCTTGGTCGGCTCGACTGGCTGCGCAGGCGGCGACAGCCACCGGAGATCGACTGGCAGAAATCCAACGGCAGCAGGCGGCGCTGACAATTTTACAAACGCAGGCCGAGGTGCGTAAGACCGCGCAAATTTCTCGCATGGAAGAAGCGCATGCGGACCTCGAGACAGCGGACCAGGTGTGGGCGGACCGATTTGCCACCAACGGCATTTTAGCGGAGATTGACGCGTTTGCCCGTTGGATCCGGGCCGAGGAAGAGCTAGAGGCTTTTGTGCTGCGATACGGATCGCTTCAAAAATTTCGCAACAACATTAGCGATTGGTGCCGGTGGCGCGCGTCTGCCGGGATGTTCGGAGCCGAGGAGGCTGCGGTCTACAGCATCGACAAAATTTACGGACTCGGGTTTGTCGGTGGAAAACTGGCGACAGTTAGCGGCGGCGAACCAACACTCCTTCCCGGGTTTGGAAATGTTGACCTGGCGCTGCACCTGTCGGGGCCGTTGCCGAGCTTCATCGACGAGTTTGGAGACCCTGATTTTGTGTCGGGGTACTGGTCGCAACTCGAGCACACCGTCGGCGGGTGGATGATCGACGATGGGCAGACATCCGTCGAAGGGACCGGCAATCTTAGCGTAGCGGTTCATCCAGTCGCGATTGGGTTCAACCCGGAGGACTGCATCGCCGAGCTCAAATTTGGCTGCGCTCCCTACTACTCGCCGCGCATGCATGTGCTAGAAGGCCAAATCCTTTCGGGCCGACTTTATGACCCGGAAATTGGAGTGGTCGGGCACACCATTGAGTTCGGGGAAATCTTTGCTAACGACGGCTCGACCGTGTCTTACCAAATCCCCGGCGACCTGCCGCTGGGCCCCGACGGGACGCGGGCGTGGGCATTCCAAAGCCCTTACGCCACTTACACAACGCTGCCCGCCAACCCGGAGGACCCGGAGGCTCCGGCGGAAGCGGTGGACGTTTCCGGGTTGCAAACGCTCTGGCAGACCGCAGCGACTGCGTTAGCGGACCAATGGGAATCAACAAGCCCCGCGGGCACGCCGTGCGGGTTGTTCCAAATTTTGGGTGCGGAAAACGAGCAGCTTTACACACACCAGCTTTACGGGACTCCGCAAAGCGTGGGGACTATTGACATCACTTATAAAGCAGTGACCTTGCGCGACACTCTCGCGTGATTTGATTTTTTTACGACAAACACCCCGACCACATGGCCGCAGGACTCTACAACTTTTCGATTGAAGAGGGGGCCGATTTTTCCATTGGGGTCCGCGTAAAAATCAACAACGAGATGCAGGCTCTGGCGGGGTGGCAATTCCACGCGCAATTGCGAACTGCGGTAAACGGCACGCTGTTGGCGACGTTTATTTGCGAGCTTTGCGGCGACGGTGAAACGCTTCGGGTCGCACTTGACGCCGCGACAACGGATGAGCTCCTGCCGCAGAGCGCGCGATGGGATTTGCTGGCCGAGTTGCCCGATGGCCGCAAGCTGCGGCTTCTCGAGGGCAAAGTGACAATCTCTGGAAGCGTGACCGAATTATGAGCTGCCCAACCTCCTGTGAAATTATCGTCTGCGAAATCCTAGCCGGAGCACCTGGCGCATTCGGCGGGGCTCAGGGGGCAACCGGGGCCACGGGCCCAATTGGCGCAACGGGCGTTGGAGCAACAGGAGCCACCGGCGAGATTGGCGCGACAGGCCCCGCTGGCGCTACGGGGCCCGCTGGAGCAACCGGCGCAGGTGAAACTGGCGCGACAGGTGCAACCGGATCTATTGGAGCCACAGGGCCCGCAGGCGCTACAGGCGCAGGTGAAACTGGCGCGACTGGCGCAACCGGACTTGTTGGAGCCACAGGGCCCGCAGGCGCTACAGGCGCGACCGGCGCGACGGGATTGGCTGGAGAGGTCGGGGCAACTGGCATTGCAGGGCCAACAGGCCCAACGGGGGACGCTGGAGCTACCGGGCCCGCTGGGGCCACTGGTGAAGCTGGCATTGCAGGCGCAACCGGCGAAACCGGGCCTGCAGGAGCCACTGGCGAGGCTGGGGCTGTAGGAGCAACAGGAGCGACAGGTGACGCTGGGCCCGCAGGCGCAACGGGCGAAACGGGGTCTGCAGGAGCAACGGGCGAAACCGGGCCTGCTGGCGCGACTGGTCAAACCGGCCCTACAGGCGCGACAGGTGAAGCTGGGCCTGCAGGCGCAACCGGCGCTGGCGCAACCGGGGCGACGGGCCCCTCTGGGGCTCAGGGGCCGTCGGGAATTAGCTCGATTGACGCTTACTGGGGGTCGTTTTGGAGCACGGTTGATCAAACGGCCGCGGCGATCAACACGGGGTACCCGATTAGTTACAACAACACGGACCCCGATTCTGCGGGCGTGTCTATTGTGTCGGGTAGT